CTTGCTTACACATATCAATAATGGACTCCACACGTGCTTGCATAATTTTACACTGAGGTAAATCCATGTTACACTTCTCATCATCTCCAAAAATAGTCTTCCTATTTTCAAATCCTTTGAGATGTACAAATGGATAACCTGGAGAAGTATTACGTTTGATAGAATTTATAAATTCTTCTCCATCAATCCCAACAACTGCTTCTTCAAAACTATATCTAGGCTTAATATTTGGTCCAAAATCAAATTGTTTAATATTATCACTTATATCATCTACCAAAGCTTGAACTGCTAAATCAACTTCTAAATTTCGAATAAATTGAGGAATATTACCAAGTCTGCCCAACCTATAAGTTCTAGGATTAAATTCTTCTCCATTTATTTGAGTTGTTCGTAAAAGACAAGGACGAGTTTCCACATCCTTAATTTTATTAAACAATGGAGAAGGTTCAATCTTCGACTTACTGGGCTGAGCTACGGGTCTATCTACTGATCCTATACGAATAAATTCTGCTTCTTCTGGAACTTGACATTGTTGAGTTGGATACTCACCATACTTACCTCTCAATCGAAACTCCACACTGTCATAAGGATTAAATTTGGATAAAACATACTCTACATCTTGCTTATAAACAGGAGTAGCATAACCACTTCCATTATGATGACCAGCAACATGCAGTCCTATAATTTTACCTGGTCCAATATTAACATTTCTCACAATAAGTGGAGCACCACACTCAGATGGTTGAGTATCCATTGAATAATTCCACATATTTCTGATGATCCTAACGGTTAAACCGTTTTCATTATCTATTGCCTGTTCTGGTAATGATACCAAGCTAGAGTGCCCTTTAGCATATCTAAAGGCCACTATAGCTCTCTCAGAGTCCTTCAAATTATTATTTATAAGGACTGGCATCATTACATCACTCCCCTTAACGTAATTTAAAGAATTCTTATCTGCAAAGAAAGGTACAATATTCGAATGGAAAGTTGCTGTTGTTACAGGAAAAGCCATCAAATCTCTACTCAAAACCGGTAAAGTACCCTCCTCAGGAGATTCATAATAAAAAGCCTTTTCCAAAATTTCAGAAACATCAATCTCAAAACTCCTTTTAACAAAAACATTCTTAAGATATACTCTATTACTTCCACCATTTCCTTGCAACCGCTGAAAAGCCACTACATAATGGCGAGGACATATGACAATTTGACCACGTAAAAATATACAATGACCAATTGCCTCATCCTTATCAACAGAATATATCTTATAAAAGTTAGACCTAATAATTTTAGCCAAAATCTCACTTGCATTAACATCCCTTACTCCTTCCTGTTGAGGATTTTCAGGAACACATTTATTGCAGGTGGGATTTGTCTTAAGAAAATAATGTCTAAAAGGATTTAACTTAAATTTAGCAGAAAACTCATGTTCACAAACGTAAGTAGGAGTTATAGGCAATAAACCCTCAACTCTTGGATTCTTAACGTTTGGTTGAACATAGGCTTCCTG